AATATCAGGATTAGTATCAACGGGCTTTGTTTCAAAAACAACCAAGTCCAAAGATTTTGTAATTGTCATTGATGTTTCTGCAATAACTCCTTTGTAAGCAAAAGAACTGCTGCAAGGCCTAAAAGTAGTTGCCTTAAATGATGTAGCGTCTATAAAAAAAACAGCATAAGTAGAGCTTTTATTATCCGTTCCAATATCAGTAGAAGAAAATCTAATTTTAGTTGATGTACCATAGTAATCTCCACTGTTTATCATTAAAGTTTGTATGTCTTCACCAACAAACCAATCATAAACACTAGGATACGCTCTAGGAACAACAAACTCTTCATCAAACTCGTAAGTCCTTTCGGAACAAGTATCTGTTCCATGTCTATGAACATATGCACGCCACCTAATCCTGTCTCCCGGCTCAAGAGGTATAACCCCGCCATCTTGAATAGACATACTAGACTGCAAAGCTGTAGATGTTCTACCGGCTTTTCTTGCACTCTTTTTAATAATATCAGAAGAGTTGAAATTAAGTATCAGCTCATTTGCATTTACCTTAATGTATACGCCATCAGGATATGTATCAAGAATAGGGTCGTTGTTAGGAGTTCGGTCTCTTTTTTCAAGAACAGTTACCTCTGAACATCGTTGTGATGAACCGCCGCCGTCTGCTTTTACAATTAAAACATCTCCATCTTCAACCTTTCTTGCGTTTTCTCCTTCAAGAAGCAAGTAGCCTTCGTTTTTTGTTGTATCTAAATAGTAAAGGTTAGAGTAAATAGTTTCGTAAAACTCTTTATTTGACCTAATAGCAAACTTGTAATGAGTAGCCCACGAAGGTGGTTTTTGCGAACTAGGTATAGTAAACTTAACCTTGTTAGAAAGAATAGAATTTGAACACGGCACATGAACCGTGTTTTGGTCGCTTGTAAAAACCGTACTCTGCCTTCCGTAGTCATCCATGTAAATCATGCCCACAGAATAATCTCTGTTGCTGTGAAGGCTTTTTCCTCCCTCACCACCTACAAAAGCACAACTTGCTGAAGAGCAAGAGTAATATTCAAAAGAAAAATCATTCGGGCCATGCTCATAATAAGTAGCAGGGAACTGAAAAGATAAAATATTTGAACCTGCAAGAGTTGTTATTGCAATAGGTTCATCACCTGATGTAGCATCAATAGCTGACCTACTTTTGTTTGCAACCTTTCCTGACTCCTGAACAGAGTCAGCAGTAAGACAATTAAACAAATCTGTCATTGTCTCTCCATCGCAACCATCAGGAGCAGGCTCAGCCGTGCCCTCTCCAATAGCGGCTTTAAAAACAGGGTCTTGAATTAAAACGGCAGCGCTTGGATAATTTTTTGTCAGAGTATATGTAAACGTAAGCTCAAAAGTTGGCGTGACATTTTCAGGCGTGCTACCTCCTGAACCAAAACACACATCCCACTCTTCATGCTGTATAAAAAAACTAAACTCAAGGGTTGCCCCTACTCTTAGATTCTGACCCGGATTTGGAATATTGCTAGTGCCTAAATCAAAAGAAACTTCAGAATTAGGAATAGATATTGGGTTTGTTCCTGAGCAAGACAACGCAACTCTATCAACAAGATTGTAATCTGATGAACTTTTTGTACCCGGAATAGATGTGTTGTTTATAAAATCAGATACAAGGTCAATTCTGTAGTCTACATAAACAGGAAGACCCGAAGAGTCTACCATATCATTTCCCTCTACATAATTCCCGTACATAAGACGATTCCCCATCAATGTCTGAGCTTTAGCCAACAAAGGGACATTGTCATACAACCTCAGTATTTCAGACTCAGGAAGTATTGTATAAATCTTGCTTTTGTCAAAACGATAAACCTCATCAGAGTTGTTAACCAAGTTTCTTTCAGCCTTATCTATCTTTTCAATAACCTTGATTGTTCCGTCAGAAATATTCTTAAAAAGAATATCAATTCCAACTACCAACTCTCCTCCGGTGTTGTAAGTAATTTCAGCAACATTATAAGCATTGCTTGCACCTTCATTTAAAAAATCTTCTAGGTCAAAAGCAAACGGCCTAGAGCTAAAAGCAGGTTCTGAAAACGGAGAGGTAGCAGAATACTCTCCATCAGAATACCTATACCTGTATGCGAAGCAAACAAACCTATCATCAAGAAAATTTTCATTATCCGAAGTCCTCAAAAGAGATATAGGAGGTGGAGATAATGGCGGCTTTTTGACAACCAACAACTGCTCTTCTAAAATTGCAGGGTCTACATATGTAGATGCATCAGGGTACTCATAGTTTCTTTTGACATTGATAAACCTTGGAGGGTTAAAATTGTCTGTAAAAAACAAAAGGCCGTCAATAAGGTCTACTCCATTTATCAAATAGTCTTTGCTAAAGTTTAGCGTAGATGTGCTAATCACATGGTAGTTCATTACAGACGTACTCTCGTTGTACGAGACAATCAAATCCATAATACCCGTCGGGCTTGAGGCAAGCGCTGCGCAATGCACAAACCAATAAATTGTTTGATTGGTGTCATCCGCAAATGAACCTATGCAAAAAGTTTCTTCTTCATCAAGACGAGGAAGAGCGGGGTCTAGCAGGTCAACTAATTCGGTAAGCTTGGTATTGCCCTTTGCATTTTCTACAATACCTATCTCAGACTCTTCAGTAGAGCCTAACCTGATGTTTAGTGCATCTATGTATTCGCCATCAGGTAAAAGTCTTTCATCGACGGATTTATTCATCCGCCCCTTAATAAAATTCCTCGAAAGGTTAGCCATTATTTAAGCCATTTGTCCCGGCCCCTCATGTTTTGAAGAAGCCTACCGGGGTGAATATTGCTTAGACGAAGCTTTGCATTTCTAAACAAAGCACTCTTTTCCTTTCTTGCTCTTGCAACAATATATTCCTGAACGCCCAACTTCGTATTCATAATCTCATAAGAGATGTATGCATAAATGTACTTTTCAAAAAGTTTGTTTACACTAATTGAGGTGTCATTTCCACCCTCCATTCCATCAGAAACGTATTCAAGAATTACAGACTGACCTTCAATCCCTGAGCTAAAATTTATCACTCCGGATTTTTTGTCTATGCTAAAAGTTGGGTTTCGATTAGCGGTTTCAGTATTCAAACCAAACCTGCTAAAGCCATAAGAAAAGTACCAAAAGCCATCTATACACCACCCTTCGTATCCATTATAAGGGCTGTCCTCGTTTAGGTAAATACTTTTCTTTGTCCCATCAAGCCTTTCCTTGTCAATCTTTGAGTTGTCGGGCTTAAGAATGTTCCCACTTTCATCAAACAATATCTCTCCATCGCTGTCCTGCAAATACGCATTAGCAGATTGAACCTGAATATTTTCTACAAGAGGAAACAGATAGCCGTCTTTGTACATAGAAACACGAACCCAATTGACATAATCAGATGGAAGTATGTATCTAAGGTTTGCCTCAACATCAAGCTCAAGAACTTTCAGCTCTTTAAAAGCATCATAGTTTAGTTCCTGTATTGCTCTTTTAGCATGAAACAAAACCTTAAAACGCTCTTCATTATTTACAAGGCTGTGATTTCCGGAGTACATCAACATATAGTTGTTGACGATGTCTTCTAAAGAAACATACTGATAGGAGCCCCAATTCTTGTCTTGAGGTGAATTACCATTGTTTTCGTAGTAAGCGTATTCGGATAAATAAGCCATTATTGCTGAATAGTATTTTCAGCCTGCTCTTGTCCTTGGGCAAACTGTGTTACTTGAATTTCCCTTATTGACATTCCGGAATACTGAAGAATCTTCTGAACCAAAGAATATTCATCGTCAAGAGGAAGTTCAAAATCCTGATAGTCTGAAGCTGTTCCATCAAAAACAGGAGAGCCTCCAACTTGATTGTACGTCCAATTAGGTTCAAATGGGTATCTTATGTACTGAGCAACAGCCTGACCATAAGATGAAATGCTTATAGGATAAATAGTTACAAGCTCCTCCTGCTGTGTGTATGCAGGAAAAGTCTCTGAAGGGCTTGTAAGCAGGCTTGAATTAAGCATTGTAATCTTAGAATGATTTACCCTCTCAGCCTCCTTTATGTAATCTGAATCATAAACAGCATACCCCAAACCTATTCCTGCAAAAATATCAGCGCTAAGACCTAATGTAAATTGAGAAACACTAGTGACATAAGCCGATGTTTCTGAATCAGTATTCAAAACAAGGTCGCCAACAGAAACACCTGACGATACAAAATTTGCAGAGCTATCTCTAAGGCTGTTAACAACAACAGCAGAAGATGTACCCGAAGTAACAAGCGTAGTGTATATCATCAGCTTGTTTATCATGTACTCATCATCTCCCGTAGTTGATGGGCTTGGCAAGTAAAAGTTGCTATTGAATGCAGTTACACCTAAAGAAGTTTTGCCCAAAGGCTTTGTGACAGAAAACGTATCAATGACCTCAGCCAATGCTTTAGAGATATTGGCGTAATCAGTACCTGACTGACGCGCATTCTCTTTGTTTATCTGCCTG